GAAGATTGGATTAAATCTCAACCAAGCTCGATTGCGTACAAAAAAGTAATTTCACAAGTCATCGGAAACCTCAAAAAAATCCACGAAAAGTATCCCAAGTTTAGACACCACGATCTTCATTGGAACAACATCATGGTCATGGAGGGTAATGTACCCGTGATGATTGACTTTGGTCTCGCAACGATAGAAGGTGTTAAAAATCCCGTATACGATAAGCAATTTGCGAATAATGTGGGGATATCCACAAAGTCACACTATATGTATGACGCACACTACTTTCTTAATATTTTATACAATTATTCAAAATCATTACCTGTCAAACAATTCATTAGAGATCTCTTTCCAGCTCCTTATCTCACCCGACAAAGTCCAGAAGTTAAATCATTCCGTCTTCGTCTCAAGAAACACGAAAATCTCCCAACCTATGATGACATCCTAAAGCATCCATTCCTTCAAGAAAAGAAGGCTGGCTTTCTCTCAAAGATCATACCAAAGAAGCCTGCGACTGTAAAAAAGGTGGAAGAACCAAAGAAGGTAGGTACCTCAAGTGCTATCCGTCGCGCGAGAGCCGTGCTTCAGAAGGAAGCAGAAAAGAAGAAGGTCCCACTAAAGAGACCCGGTCTTGGGAAACGTGATCCATCTGTGATGAACCAAGTGCGAGAAATTGAAAAGCGTATTGCGCCAATCGTTGAACAGGTGAAGAAAGTGTTTACACCCGTACAACGCTCCAAAGTCTTCATCAACAAAAATGGCGACCTCAAGATTGACAAGCGCAAATGTCGGCTCTACAAGAAGGAAGATCTCGTGAAGATGTTCAAGTTAGATCCCAAATTGACCAAGGAACAAATGTGTAGGTTCATAAAAAATATGTAATGATATAGTATAAACTATGCGCCGACAACAACTCGTTATGATTATTGTGGCCGCTATCGCTCTCTTGATTTTACTCCGTCGTGTTAATGTCACAGTTGGCGCGTCAGTTTCAAACGGAGAACAATGGATTGTTTACGGGACCATGGGATGTGGTTGGACTCGTAAGCAGTTGGACTATATGAAGAAGAATGGAAAACCTCACCGATTTGTGGACTGTGATAAAGAGGGATGCTCAGGTATGGAAGCCTTCCCAACCCTCATCAGCCCAAATGGTGAAAAGACTGTGGGTTACAGTGAGATTTAAGCACGAACGATACTCAAGGACAAAGCAAGGATGAAAGCATCAAGCATGGTCTCGAGTGGCTTGAGGATGGTGATGTGCTTCACGAGGGATCGGTTCCACGCAAATCGGAGAACAAAGGTCGCGATGAGAATGTTGAGAATGAAGAGGAGAAGCTCAGTGAGCATATCCGACTTGGTTTCAGACTTGGCGACACGGTCGAGGACTTGCATTTTACTTAGTATCTATATTTTTTTCTACACAAACTACAAATGAAGAAGGACCTTCCTCTGAGTGGTTCTGAAAGAAAGTTCACCAACAAGCGTTGGGGAACTGCCACTGGTATAGGTAACAACAACTGTTACGCCTACGCAGTTGGCGACTATGAAGCCTACAGGTGGCAAAAATCAATCCCAGGTGACCGCTCGGGTCTCTCAAATAAACCTAATGATTACACATCGTGTACTGGACTCCCCAAGGCTGTTCTCTCCGACAACCCTGGAAAGATCTATCGTGCGAAAGCTAATGAGAAGTGTAAAAAGGGATACTACAAAGTTATGATGTTTGTGTGTCCTGGAAGACCAACAAACTATATTCGTCAAGGAGACTTCCACTTCTATGTACAACACGGCGTCATCGAGTACCGAATCAAGCCTGGAGACACACAAGAATCTGTTGCCAAATTCTTCAAGGTACCACTTTCTCGGGTAAAGCGTGCTGGTACATTTGCGCCAAATAAACGGATTGTTATAAAAGCCAATGTTTTCAGCCACAAGCGGGGGTGGGCTACGGGTCCACTTCTGGTTGATGCAAAGGGAAAGGCTATTAAAGATCCTCGTAAGGCTTCGAGAAACTATCCTGGGTTAAACTATGAGACCTACTGTAGCTCATTCTGCGTCAAGGATAAGGGAATCAAGGTCGGAAAGACTCACCCCAAGGTCAGCAAGAAGGCTGCCTAAATCCACTGTATTTTCGACATCAAAAGACATATCAAATATATCCATTATATTGAAAATGGCTTCACTCTCCAATGACACAGCGTTAGACTGCGCTGTGTAATTGTTCTGAACCGTCACTGTCACCTTAAATTGTGAAACGTCAAATATTTTTCTACATAGGGGACATGTATTCTTACCTTTACCTTTCCACTCCTCTAGACAGTGGGAATGAAACATATGTCCACATCGGATCGGAGGGTTGGTCCTCGTTGATCTGACGTCATTGAGACATATGGCACATTGCGACATTCTAGAGTATGGTTTTAAAGTTTTTACGAGAATTTAGCTCACCTAATACGTCTTGGACATGTCGGTGTATCGGTCGCATGGGTCGCAGGTGGAGCGAGATTGTTCTTGAATCTTATTGAGGAGTTCTGGACCTTGCTTTTGGAGAAGTTGACGGTAGCTGTAGTTATCTTCGAGGGCGATACCATTTTGGTTCATGATGTAGTTGTTGGTGAGTTGGGCTGAGGAGTTGAGGGTGAAGCATCGCCCATCGGCCATTCCAAGTCGTTGAGACATCTTTATTAAATTACAGTTAGAAATTAATTTGCCTATTCGTAATCGTCTGAAGCCATGAGTTGAAACCCTTTGCCCTCAAGTGTTCAACCATGGGTTCACATCTGTGTCCTAAAAATACATCAAATACATCTGTCTCTGTGGTGGGGGAGACACGGATTTCGGGATCGTCGTTGATGTGTTGATTGATAATGTTGTATCCAAAGGCAATCTCCTTGAGGGTCTCCGCGCCAGTGATGATAATCTTACCAGTTGAGAAGATACTCGTTGTGATTTCTTTCATATCTTGGGCTGGTTTAAACTTGATTTTGACCGCGCTGTACCTATCAGGTTCAAAGGAAACCTTAAAGATATCTGAGTAGTTTTCAAAGTGCCGTGCCACACGCATCAGGTTGATGTTGTAGTTGAGACTGAAGTTGGAGTTGATCATGACAACTCTGAAGGAATCCACAGGCATTTCAACTTCCATTCCCAAAAAAGTCTTGAAGATGTAGGTCAGTTGGGTAATGATCCGCTTACAGTCAAAGAGGTCGCAACACCCTGCCACTTGAATAGAGCCATTCGGGAATACCTTGACAGACTTGGTACTGTAGGTGTCGTGGTAGGTTAGGGTCACTTGGTTGTAGAATGTAGTGGGCTTCAATTTCCACTCAAAGCCTGCGTCACCCCCCGTACCAACACGTCTCAACTTGTAGGATCCCATTTCCTCGAAAATACCACGGAGTTTTTTAATATCAATGTCTTGGATAAAGCTTGAGACCATAGTGATTGTCGTAATCTTTATCCAAGAAGGTCTTGTCTCCTCGGGGAGTTCCTTCCTAAACTCGTCAAGGGTGAGAAGGTAGGAGAAACTGTTATTGGCGATAGCTGAATACATTTCTTTACTTGAGTTTTAAGGTAGGGTGGGGTGACTTAGGCCTTCGTGATGACAAAACTGGAAGTCACATTATCAAATTTGTTATTCTTCAAATTGCTATCACTTTTAGTAAATGTTGCTTTACCACCTTTAAAGTTATTATTCTTATATAAAACAACCTTAAGACCTTTTGGAACCTTGAGTGCGCTGATTGTATCATTTTTAATACCCATCTTATTCAACTTATACTTACCAACACCCTTTTTCGTAGACGCACCCTTGTAACCCTTAAGGTCATAAAAAGTGACTACGGGTGCTGGGGCTGCCTTTGGTGCTGGGGCTGCCTTTCGTGCTGGGGCTGCCTTTGGTGCTGGGGCTGCCTTTGGTGCTGGGGCTGCCTTTGGTGCTGGGGCTGCCTTTGGTGCTGGGGCTATAACCGGGGATGGTCCTGGGGCTGATGGTCCCAAACTTGGTTCCTCACCACCCATCATGAGCATAGCTGCCAACAAAGAAAAACACATAATTAGAACAACAACTCCAATAATGATTGGAGTCTTCGACATCTTTTTATATATTACTTAGAGATTATATCCTCCTGTAGGTCAAAATGTCATCCTTCATCAAGTCGGCTAAGGCTGTCTATGATATTGAGTCCGACCTGGAGTATGTTGAGATTGTGTATGAACGTTTCGTCCGCGGTAAGGGTTACGAGACGTACAAGGACTACATAAACACAAGACCCCTCGCGGACTGGGTTGTGCTCACCTCCAAAACACAATCTATTCCATATGAAAAGTTCCTGGATACAATGTGCGAAAAGACCCTCGAGGTTCGTCAAAAGATGGCAGAGTTGGCCCTCGAAAACATTCTTGCTGATAAGAGGAGTGTACACACCTACATTCGGACAGCCCACGCGAGTACGATATTGGATCCCAGCTTCCAGCCACCTTGGATTAATGTGAAGAGTGCTTGGCAGAGGGAGTTTCTTAGGAAGTTTTGTGAAGATACACTATCCGACTTAATACAAAGGTCTACGGACGAATCACGACTCGAGTACCTTTTTAACGTGTTATGTAATATAGAATGGTGAGAATGAAGAACGCGAGAATTAATGCACCAATAATGGATAACTTGGGGTTATTCGCGACCCCAATGACGGCACGTTGAACAAATGTTCTATCGTTTCTCGTATACCCAACATCTATGTTTCGTCGTGGATACAATGGTCTAGATAAAGAACATCCACCCTTAGATTCTGCACAGAGACCATAGTCGCAATACACACTACGTGACTGCTCTGGAATACCGGGTTCACCTTGTATTTCAGTAAAATCCTCAAAGTTACCCGTCTGTCTCACACCTCCTGGAAGGGAGAATTCGTGGGAGACAAATGGATTCACATCGTTGATGGCATCTTCGTCATCGAGCATATACTTACTCATAATTACTTTTACTTCAGATTATATTTTTTCGTCTTCATTTTGGAACGATGTTCTTCCCACATTTTGTCTAGGTCAACATCCAACATGTGTGCCAGTTGGAACAGGTAACTAAACACATCGCCCATCTCCATCATCACATCTGTACCCCTCTCCTTCTTGAGGCCAGTCTTCTTGTACGTCTTCTTATATTGACGAATAGCCGAGGCAAGTTCACCAAATTCCTCGGTGAGTAGGAGCCACACCGTGTCTACAGCAGCGCGGTCCCAACCCTTAGATTTACATACTTTTTCAGTCTCCGATTTATAGTAATTGAGGCTCATCTTATCAGTGTAGAGACGCAAAACTTTAATTGAATCCAATCTGGTTGTTGTAACCAATCTTTTTACCAACAGTACTGGTGTTGATTGGTTGGTCAAGGGGTGTGGCTATGGTATCAATGTCTTGAACATACGCCATATATTGAGACACACCAGTCTGGATCTGACCGAGGGCGGTTTCAATCACACGGGCATTCATCATCTTGACTTGTTCATTCACACGAGAGTGATGGTCACCAGAGTTATTGATGAACACAACGCGCATAAGGCTGTACAAGTCATCTGGGTTTTGACGATCAATCGCGATCCCAGTCTTATTCTTGAACGCCTGACGGATCCCGCGCTGGAGAAGATTTTGGTTGAACTCGGAAAAGAATAGGGTATTGAGTGGAGTCTCACACTGCTTGAGGGAATCGAGGTGGAGGTTGTCACACATTTAATATAGACCTGGAAAAAAAAACTCTGTAAATACTAAATGTTGAACATCGCTGACTTCGATGAGGCATACAATGGCAAACCCATAAATGTTGAGCAAATCCCATGCCAACCCCCAACCTGCTTCGTCGGCTCATATGCTCCAGTGAGCAAGGCAGGCGAAGAGGGTCCATTCTTTGTTAACTCCTACCTTCTCCAGAAGGATCGCAAGTTTGAAACCTTCGGGACCGTCAAGGTTACAAGTGGTGATCTTGAGAAGTGCCGCAAGTAAGTTAAAA